AAAAAGGTCATCGTCGGCTATGGCGAAATACTCAAATACACCCCTACGGTAAGAAATTTGATAGCGGAAAAAATGCTGCTACATGACGGCTCAACCCAACTTGCTGAACATGTGCAGCGCGCGGTCGCTGTCCGATCGCAAGGCTCAGTCGCAGTGTCATCTCAGAGATCGCCCGGGCCAATCGAGCTGTGTCGCTGCATGATCTGGGCAGCTGCACTTTGCTCGAGACCATCTGTGTCGGGTAAGCCGATGCTGGTCACTGTTAGTCAGTAACATACCCTCGGCACTCGGTCGAAGTACCTAGCCTTTCGTCGGGAACTGATTAGGCCGATCGAGTGCCACCATTACAGCGCTCGCATCTGTAATGTTGTGACATGGGATTATTTGACCGCAAAGTTAGCAAGGCCGCCATCAGTCCAGCGCCTGCTAAAGCAGCAGCTGTCGGCTCTAACAGCTACGCGAACCCCAACAGCGCAGTCAATGTGTTTAATCAGTATTACTCGTGGCGCGAAGGTGAAGCACGAAACCAACTAATGACTATCCCAGCGGTGTCACGCTGCCGCGATCTTCTTGCATCAGTCATTGCATGCATGCCATTACGCGCATACAACATGAGCTGGGACGGCGAGCGCATGGTTAAGAATTACATTGCGCCTCGATCATGGATGCGTCAACCAGACCCACAAAACACCTATGCACATTTTTTTAGCTGGGTATTTGATGACCTCTACATGTTTGGTAGGAGCATTATCCACATCACATCAAGGACGGCTGACGGCTTTCCTGCGTCGTTCCAACGGCTACCAGTCGGCTCAATTACAACCACCGATCAGACAGGCCCTGTCTGGTTCGCGCCAAGTAATCAGGTCTACTTCAACGGCGTAGAACTTGACACACGCGATCTGCTGCAAATCTTGTCACCAACAACAGGCCTCGTGTACACAAGTGTGTCAGCAGTAGAAACTGCACTCAAGGTTGAGGCCGCGCGCAACCGCAATGCGTCCTCGTCAATTCCTGCTGGCATTCTTAAGCAAACTGGTGGCGAACCGTTGAGCGCGCAAGAACTGGCAGACCTTGCTGCCGCATTTAACGCTGCTCGAGCAACTAACCAGACCGCTGCGCTAAACGAGTTTCTATCTTACGAAGCAACAACAATGTCACCAGACAAAATGCTGCTCATCGAGTCTGCAAACTACAGCGCACTAGAAATGGCGCGTTTAGGCAATGTGCCACCGTACCTAGTCGGCGTATCGACTGGGTCATATTCCTACCAGTCATCACAGCAAGCGCGCGCAGACCTTTACATTTTCGGTGTCAAACTTTACGCCGAAGCAATCGCCGAAGCATTCAGCATGAACAGCATTTTGCCGATCGGTACATATGTCGAATTTGATGCAGAAAATTATCTTGCCGAAAACTATTTAGCAGATCAAGCAGAAGAACCACAAGAAAACACTCAAGAGGAGTTAGCAAACCGATGATTAGATTTACAGCAACCAGTGTCAGCATTGACGCAGCAGCACAAGACGGAACACCGACCAGAACGATCACAGGCATCGCTGTCCCTTACGGCGTAGCAGCCACAGTCTCGGACGGCACAGAGGTCATTTTTGAGCGCGGCAGCTTGCCAGTCGACGGCAAAGCACCCCGCCTGTATCTCAATCATTCGGCTGAAAGCGCCATCGGAATTGTTACGGCCCGATACGACGACGAAGAGGGCATGATGTTTACTGCCAAAATCAGCAAGACCGCAGCAGGCGACGAGGCTTTGCAGCTGGCCCTTGACGGCGTACTTGACTCAGTCTCAGTGGGTGTAAACCCAACAAAGACCCGTGCAAACAAGGACGGCTCAATTACCGTGCTGGCTGCCGACTGGATCGAGTTGTCAATGGTGCCAGTTCCAGCCTTTGCTGGCGCAGTTATTACAGATATTGCTGCCAGTATCCACCACGAACCCGAAGAGACCGACAATAATGAAATACAAGAACCCACAGAGGAGACAGAACCCATGTCAGAAGTAACCGTCCCAGCAGTCGAGGCCACGATCCCAACCGCTGCAATTCCAGCACAACCAAAACGCAAATTTGCTTTGCCAACACCTGGCGAATACATGGCAGCGATGCACATCGGTGGCACAACATTTGAGAATGTTGCAGCCGCAGCGCGCGACTTCATGCTTTCTAAGCAAACTGCATTTGAAGCAGCAGCTGGCGATGTACTTACCACCGACACGGTTGGTTTGCTACCTGTTCCAGTGCTCGGGCCTGTCTTTGAAAACCTTAACCAGAGAATTCGTCCAGTAGTTGCAGCTGTCGGCGCTCGCGCGTATCCAGATAACGCTAATCAAAAAACATTTGTAAGACCAACTTGGACAACTCACACAAGCGTTGCCACGCAGAGCACTGAACTTTCAGCAGTATCGGCAACAACCCCAATAATTGCCTCAAATGTAATCGGCAAGACCACCCTTGCCGGGCAAGTGACCCTCTCAATTCAGGATGTTGACTTTACATCGCCCGGCTCGATGGAAATCATTATCCAAGACTTAATGGGCCAGTACATGCAGGCCAGCGACAACCTTGCTGCTGACGGTCTTGCAGCTGGTGGCGATCCAGTCGCTGCAGGCACTTGGACAGTTACCGCTAACGACCCAACATCGTTAATCAATTCAATGTATGCCGCTGCGTTTGAAATCTTAACTGCAACAAACTTCCTGCCAGATCACATGTTTGTTTCGCCAGATGTGTGGCGCAAACTTGGTGCACAGCTCGACGCAGACAAGCGCCCAGTGTTCCCATATGTCGGAGCAGCTGGACTCATGGGTGTCAATGGTCTAGGCACAGCCGACATCACTGTTGCCAACACCTTCAACCCATTCGGACTAAACCTTGTTGCTGATCGCAACTTTGCTAACAACACTTTAATTGTTGCTCGCGGCGCTGCTATCGAATTCTATGAGAGCATCAGGGGCCTCCTGACACGAGACGAACCGTCAACATTAGGCAAAGTTATGAGCTACCACGGCTATGCATCTTTGTTTGTTGCTGATCCAAATCAGGTACAAGGCATCGCAATCGCGTAGTCAGAAAGGCGGTTACCGCTAATGGCTACATACAGCGTCACGAATAAATACCTCATAGACAACTTTGCCGTACTGCAATTACTGACCCCTTCGGAAATTGCAGTCGGTCAATCCATCACAGTCGCGTCAGTTGATGCAACTTTTAACGGCTCATATGTGGTTAGGGCGCTGCCCCAGTATCTGTACATTGGCATAGACACTGAAGGCGATCTGCTCTACGACTATGAAATGCCTGTCGCTAATCAGGTGCTTTACGCGAAAGTTGCTGCCGATGTTGATCGCACTGCTGCCACTGGCACAATCACCTACACCCAGACATGCACATGGGTCACTGCCGCGCAGCTCGTCACCTACCTTGGCGTACAGATTACAAACCCATCGGACGATTACACGCTAATCACTCAGGCCGTATCTGCTGGCAATGACTTTGCATATCGTCGCCGTCAAGAGGCTGGCTACATCGACAGTCTCACAACTAGTCCGGGTGGGGATGCCACCCTCGGCACACTCATGTACTGCGCTGCCCTTTGGCGCAGCCGTGGCTCGCTTGAGAACACTTTTGCATCCTTTGACGGAATGGGCACAGCGCCTCAGCAGAGCCTCACACCGATCGTTAAACAGTTGCTCGGCATCGACAGGCCTGCCTGCGCCTAATGGCTTACACAGACGCTCTCAACGGGGCTATTGACAGCCTGACAACCACACTGACAGCGGTCTCTGGACTCAGGGTGGTAAACGATGCCACCAAGATTGTCCCTAATTGCGTTTTCATAGATGCGCCGTCCTTTACCACGATCGCTGGCAATGGCAACATCATCCGAATGGACTTCCCAATTAAGGTCATCGGCTCAGGCCCAGCAGGACTACCAGTCCTACGCAGCATTCTTGACATCGTAAGCAAAGTCCTACTAAGTCCAATTATCGTCATGGCAGGCCGTCCCAGCAACCTAGAAATCGGCGGTCAGCTCTTCCCGTGTTACGACTTGGACTGTGGCATACAAGCACAAAGCGCATAAGGAGAAACTATGTACACCATCATTAGCCCACGCCTCGGAACCCCGGGCGATCAGTTCATCCCAGAGGAAGGTGTCAACATTGACGCACTGCTCGACGGCGGCCTGATATCCACCGACAGCGTAAAGAAATCATCTAAAGTCAAATCAGAACCCAAGGAGCAATAGACATGGCTATCAGCAGCACTTACCTTTCTAACCCAAGCATCACGATTAACTCGGTGGACTTGTCCGATCAGTGCACAAGCGCGGTCATTAACTATGTGTCGGAGCAATTAGAGAACACGACTTTTAGCAACACTTCGCGCACTTTTACGGCAGGTCTTTACTCGAACACTGTCACCGTCACTCTCTACCAGTCATATGCAGCTTCGGAGACCGAGGCCAGCATCTATAACCTTGTCGGCACTACCACGACGCTTGTGTTAAAGCCAGCATCTGGCGCAGTCTCTTCAACTAATCCGTCGTACACTTTAACTGGCGCGTTCTTGTCTGCACACACACCAATTAACGCGTCGCTCGGTGAGCTATCGACGATTGACCTGACATTTGCGGGTGGATCGCTAGTTAAAGCCACAGGCGCATGATCTCGCGGCATCAGCCGCTGAGAATTACAAGTAGCAAGACCGCACAAGCGGAGCCTTGCCCGACAAAGGAGAAACAATGAAAGTCAAACTATCTATCGACCTTGGCGACGGTAAGC